TTACACTTGCAGGGCAGTTATCTATTCGGTGGATTGAAAAGAAACTTAATGACTATCTGAATAAATTATTAAAGACAGATGAAGATTATGTTATCGCCTCAGACACAGATTCGATTTATCTCCGGCTTGGTCCACTTGTTAACAAAGTGTATTCTGAGAAGACAGATATTAATCAAATTATCGCCTTCATGGACCGTGTCTGTGAAGATAAAATCCAACCTTATATCGACCAGAGTTATCAGGAACTTGCTTCGTATGTTCATGCATATGACCAGAAAATGCAAATGAAACGTGAGGCATTGGCTAACAAAGGTATTTGGACTGCCAAGAAACGATACATTCTGAACGTGTACAACAATGAAGGTGTTGCATATAAAGAACCTCAAATGAAAGTTATGGGTCTTGAAATGATTAAGTCATCTACACCTGCGGCTATCCGTGAGAAGATGAAACAATCAATTAAGATTATGATTAATGGTACAGAAGAAGACATTCATACTTTTATTGAAGACTTTAGACAAGAGTTTAAGAAGTTACCACCCGAAGACATTTCATTTCCCCGTGGTCTGAATGGTCTGAAAGAATATTCTGATTCTGTTACTTTGTATAAGAAAGGCACACCAATTCATGTTAAGGGTGCAATTCTTTACAATCACTATTTGAAACAGAAGAATCTAACAAAGACTTACCCTCTTATCCAAGAAGGTGAAAAACTTAAATTCACCTATTTGAAACAACCTAACCCATTCAAAGATATGGTCATCTCTTTCCCAAGTAGATTACCAAAAGAGTTTGAATTACAGGACTATGTTGACTATGATATGCAATTTGACAAGGCGTTCCTTGAACCCATCAAAGTGATTTTAGATTGTATGAATTGGTCAACTGAGAAACGTAATTCGTTGGAGAGTTTCTTTGGATAATATTCGTATCATCAGAACAGGTATCAATGTCTCAAAAATAATGAGACAGTTGGAAAAGTATCCTGAAGATTGGGGTTCACAGAATAAAATGGAAGGTGTTGAGTCTCTATTAGACAGAGGCTTCATGTATCTGCCTGCTGGTGTTATGCAATTAGTTATTGGTGCTGTTACTAAAGCAGAAGATTTTGTTGGTGATAGTGAAATTAATATTGCAACACCAGCATATGATAGACACACAGAAGTAATTGGATTTTTGAGAAGACACTTTCATAGTTTTTGCAGATGTGGCTTTCTATCATTAGAAGTTGGTGGTGAAGTAGGTCAACATATTGATATTGGGTCGTACTATCAAACCAAAGATAGATATCATTTATCAATTCAAGGTCGTTATGATTATACTGTTGGTGGTGAAACAGTTACAGTAGAACCAGGTACTTTACTCTGGTTTAATAATAAACTAATGCATGGAACAAAGAACGTAGGAGATTGTACAAGAATTACTTTTGTGTTTGATGTTCCACATTCTAAGAAGAATCCATGATACAAGTATTGTTACCCTTTTTAACTGCGATTGGATTATCAGCCATTGCGGCCTATTATTCGGTCATCGGACTCGCACAGATATTTCCAGGTTCATACTGGCCAATTATCATTATGGGTTCGGTTCTTGAAGCATCAAAATTGGTAACAGTATCTTGGCTATATAACAATTGGAATGTTACTGTGCGGATAATGCGTTACTATTTTTTAGGTGCCATTATTCTTCTTATGTTGATTACATCAATGGGTATCTTTGGTTATCTTTCAAAAGCACATCTTGATACAAATATCATTGTTGGTGCGAATAGTGTACAGTTAAAAACATTAGACACACAAGAAAAGATTGCAAAAGAACGATTGACATATTTGTTACAAAGAGCAGGCGACCCAGCAACTGCAACCCGTAAGATTGATGTACAGATACAAGAGACACAGGCAGAACTGAAACGAATTTCAAATGAGAAGTTGCCTTTACTATCAGAAGAAAACAAACTAACGGCAGAAATTGGTCCTATAAAGTACATAGCCGAGTTGTTCTATAGTAAAGATGACCCTAACTTTATAGATAAAGCAGTACGAAGCGTAATTTTAATTATCATTATCGTATTTGACCCACTTGCCGTTCTGTTACTGATTGCATCCAATCAAACGTACCGAAGAATGAAAGAACCTACAGAGATAGAGCCAATAAAGAAGGCAAAGAAAAAGAAAACACTTGACAATAGTACATCAAATAGTTTAGAATCATTCTTTGCAGATGATAAAAACGAAGTTATACCGAAGACAGACATTACCAAAATAGATGGAGATTTTAAATGAGTTTACTTGATAAGATTAAAAAGAATTCAACGATTAAAGATAGTGCGATTCTATCTAAGTCTAAATTCTTTACAGAGAAAGATATGGTTACAACAGGTGTGCCAATGATTAACGTGGCACTTTCTGGAAAACTTGATGGCGGCCTTATTCCAGGTCTTACTATGTGGGCAGGCCCATCAAAACATTTTAAAACTGCCTTCAGTTTGCTAATGGCGAAATCGTATATGGACAAATACCCTGAGGCAGTCCTTTTATTCTATGATTCAGAGTTTGGTACACCAGTAAAATACTTTGAAACATTTGAGATAGATATGGACAGAGTATTGCATACACCTTTGACTGACATTGAACAGTTGAAGTTTGACATTATGCAACAATTACAAGAAGTGAATCGTGGTGACAAACTAATCATCATACTTGATTCAATTGGTAATCTTGCTTCAAAGAAAGAAGTTGAAGATGCACTTGAAGGTAAATCTGTTGCAGATATGAGTCGTGCAAAACAAGTTAAGAGTTTGTTCCGTATGGTAACTCCACACTTGAACATCAAAGACATTCCAATGATTGTTGTTAATCACACATACAAAGAAATTGGAATGTTCCCGAAAGATATCGTTGGTGGTGGTACAGGTTCTTATTACTCTGCTGATAACATTTATATTATTGGTCGTCAACAAGAAAAAGATGGAACCGAAATTGTTGGTTACAACTTCATTATCAACGTAGAAAAATCCCGTTATGTTAAAGAAAAATCTAAAATACCTATTTCTGTATCTTTTGATGGTGGTATTAGTAAGTATAGTGGTCTACTTGACCTTGCAATTGAATCCGGCCATGTGGTTAAACCAACCAATGGTTGGTATGCAAAGGTAGACCAGAAGACTGGTGAGATTGGTGATAAGAAACGTATTGCTGATACATCAAATGCTGAATTCATGGATTCTATTCTAAAGGATCCAAAGTTCAAAGAATTCATTAAACAAAAATATGAGATTGCATATGGGAACATTATGGGAGAAACTCCTGTTTTGGAAGAAACAGAAGATGCTTGAAGAAGGTGTTGACTATCATTTCTTTGACTTCAAAGATTCTGATATAAGTGGTATAGAACTCCTGATGGACAAATACAAGGGAGTAATATATCACTATCAGAAGGCAAGAGTTGTTGAAGAAGAAGGGTTTGCAAAGTTGCAATTTGGATATACAATTGTTCATTCTGGTGAACATGACATTGATGACTTGACAAAAGATGATAATTTGCATACAATCATGGGTGACATACTTACTACAATATTAGCGACACAGGCAAATGAACAGACTAGAACAGACGATAATCAAGAATTTGATTTATAATGAAGAATATATCCGCAAGGTATTGCCATTCATTCGACCAGATTATTTCTCAGACAATACCGAAAAGGTAGTCTTCAGAGAAATATTTGACTTCATAAACCAATACAAGAATCCTCCAACACATGAGGCACTTGTAATCAATTTCACAGAGAAGAAAACTCTTACTGAGCCTCAAGTCCAAGAGGCAATTGAATTACTTAACAAAGTACATTCAGATAAAGATGAACCAACCGAAACACAATGGCTGATTGAACAAACTGAAAAGTTTTGCCAAGACAAGGCCATCTACAATGCCATTATGGAATCTGTTTCCATCTTGGACAGTAAGGGTGAGAAAAGAACTAAGGGTGAAATCCCACAACTTCTAAGTGATGCTCTTGGTGTCTCGTTTGATAACAACATTGGTCACGATTACACACAAGACTATGATTCACGTTATGATTCATATCACAAAGTAGAATCTCGTATTCGTTTCGACCTTGACCTGTTTAACAAGATTACAAAAGGTGGTCTTCCAATTAAGACATTGAACATTGCACTTGCTGGCACTGGTGTTGGTAAGTCTTTGTTTATGTGTCACGTTGCTGCTGGCAATATGTCGCAAGGGCAAAATGTTCTCTATATCACAATGGAGATGGCAGAAGAAAAGATTGCTGAACGTATTGATGCTAACTTGCTAAATATTGATTTGGATGAATTGAGAACAATCAGTAAAGAAGATTACACAAGAAAATTCTCTGCACTCAAATCTAAGACACAAGGCAAGTTAATCATTAAAGAATATCCAACTGCTGGTGCAAGTGTACTACACTTCCGTGCATTGTTAAATGACTTGGCTTTAAAGAAGAACTTCAGACCAGATATTATCTTTATTGATTATCTGAACATTTGTTGTTCTGCACGAATCAAACCTGGCGCCAACGTAAACAGTTACTCATACATCAAGGCAATTGCAGAAGAACTCCGTGGTCTTGCTGTTGAGTTTAGTGTACCAGTTGTATCTGCAACACAAACAACTCGTAGTGGTTTCAGTAACTCGGATCCAGGTCTTGAAGATACTTCAGAATCATTTGGTTTACCTGCAACTGCTGACTTTATGTTTGCGTTGGTAAGTAATGAAGAACTTGAAGCCTTGAATCAGATTCTTGTTAAACAATTGAAGAATCGTTATGGTGACCCTAATTTGTATAAGAGATTCGTTCTTGGTATTGACCGTGCAAAGATGAGACTATATGATGTTGAAGAATCAGCACAACAAGATATTGCTGATGCAGGCATTCCCGATAAACCATTAAACACATTTGGTAACAGAGAACGAAGAAAAGACTTTGGTGGATTAAAAGTATGAAGTTGACACACGAACAAGCCGTTCATTGTGCAAATGTATTCTCAGACTACTTTGATAAGTTTGGTCGTATTGATGAGTACATGCGTGAACAAAAACTCGCCTCAATGGCAGAGAGGTCACCTGTACTGTTTGGTATGGGACCTGAAGAAGACTTGTTCTCTGATTTTACAATGTCACCTGCTGATATGGAATTTGAAGTTGTAGAATTGGCACAAGACAGATGGGAAATATATTTGAGTATGATTTCTTCACATTCAAATATGACAAGTATTCCTGGTCGTTGTTTACGATTGGCAGTTATCGAAAAGAAAACTCAGAAGTGGGTTGGTTTCATTCGTCTTGGTTCACCTGTTATTAATTGTAAACCTCGTAATCAAATGCTGGGTCAAGTATTCACGCAACAAGAAGGTGGTGCTCAACGATTCAATCAATGTGCTGCGATGGGTTTTGCAATTGTACCTGCACAACCATTTGGTTTTAATTACCTTGGTGGTAAATTACTGGCTGCAATCTGTACAACACATGAAGTCCGTAAAATGCTTGATGACAAGTACAAGATGAATACTTGTTTGTTTGAAACTACCAGTTTATATGGTTCTTCCAAGGCAGTATCACAGTATGATGGTATGAAACCTCTGATTCGTTTCAAAGGTTTAACTGATAGTGACTTCTTGCCTATGTTGCATGGTGACACATATACGAATCTCAAAGACTATATTGAGAATATTACAGGTGAAGATTTGGCACCACAAGATGCATCAAGTCGTAAACTAAAAATCTCTAATGCAATGGTCAACCTAATCAAAGTATCATTGAAAGGCACACCAGATGCAGCCAAGTTTACTGCCACTATTGAGAACGCCAAGAACCTGAACGAACAGAAACGATACTTCATTTCAGACTATGGGTTTAAGAACATGGTAGAATTTGTCAATGGTAATGCAGACAAGTTAATTCCTGGTGAAAACTATGAAAAACATCATCTATCCAACATTATAGAATGGTGGCGCAAGAAAGCCATCAATCGTTATGACACATTAACAACAGAAAACCGTATCAGGACTGAACAGGAAGTATGGACTAGTGGAAAAGTGCTTGACATAATCCGGTAACCGTGATAGTATAAATACTCCAATAACCAACGGAGTATTTAAATGGCAGGAAATGCAATAGAAACAGCAAAACAGGAAAATGCTTCTAAAGTGTATTTCAGAAAATACATTGAAAGCACAAAGGTTCCATCTGAATCGGAATTATTTTCTGAAGTTGTAAAAGTTTATCCAGACCTTGCAAAAAATGCAGCATTAAGAGAAGCATGGATGAGTACTTTTCAAAAACAGGGTATTGCATTGAAAAATTATTTGGGTTCTAATAATAGAGGTTATGATTATTCCCGTGATGAAAAAAATGGTTTCATGTCATTCATTGAGGATATTGCTAAAAAAAGATGTGGTGTTTCAACAAAGGATAATTGGGATCCTGCTGACATTTATATGGTTAGAAAAACAAAAGAAAATGTTATAAGAAAAAAATTAGATTCAATTACTAAAAATGCCGATGAAATGGCAAATATTTATTCTTTGAACGCATATATGAGGGAATTAATTGATAGTAAAGATTTGGTACCAGTTTCATTGAAAGCAATTTCAAAAACTAAAACGAAGGCTGATTTGGAATTATCCAATATGGGTAAAGGAAAAGCTAAAGAATTAATTTTTCAAAATGTTGGTCCATTAAAATGTTATGCAAATTTTGGTACAAATAGTAAATCACCAACAGAAATTGATAATGGTGAAATAGCAGGACAATTTAAAGCAGGAGATAGTTTAGTAAATTGGCAGACTAGAAATTTCAATATGTCAACACCTAGGGGTGGTGTACAGACCGATTTAACACCAACGGGTAAAGATGCTGGTGCTAAAATTGGTAAAGCTTCTGCTGATGCTATTGATGAATTTTTTAGTAAGAATTATTCGAAATTAGGAATAATTAGACCAGTAAATGCAGGTAAAGACCCACATATTCCTCCTGTAGGTAAATGGACGCCAGAGACTAAAAAATATTGGGTGGATTTTCAGAAAGAATTGTCAAAATTTAAAGTTAATGGCATGAATATAGATTTTGGTGATTTAAAAGTTGTTTATAAAGGTAAACAAGTTTCTACTGGTTCATTCGCAGATGTTTTAGATTATTGTATTAGAGAAGAAGGTTCTAAGTATGCTGGTGGAAGACTTTCATCTAAACTTACTTGTATGCGTTGGGCATACGCATGGGCAGTTATAGAAAAAAAAGGATTAATGCAAGATTGGTTGAAAACATTATATTATGGTGCAAAAAAAGAATTTAGAGATACAAACGGTCCATTCGTAAAGATATATTAAAATGAAATTCACACAATATTTAACCGAAGCAAAAAAAGAAGGTGCAAATCTTCACCTAGAACACCTTGAGGATGAAATTCTCAATCGTGGTGTTAAAGGTGGTCGTGATGCAATTAATTTCTTACAGGCGTTGAGAGATATGCTTGCTGGTCATTCACAATCAAAGGTAAATACCACAACAAAGTGGGATGGTTCGCCTGCAATCTTTTGTGGTATCAATCCTGATAATGGTAAATTCTTTGTTGGTACTAAAGGTGTCTTTAATGCCAATGCAAAGTTAAACTATACTGATGCAGATATTGACACTAATCATGCAGGTGAAGGTCTAAATGCAAAACTTAAAGTGGCATTACGATATCTTCCAAAACTTGGTATCAAAGGTGTTCTGCAAGGCGATATGATGTTTGCAAAAGGCGACCTATCAGAGAAGACGCTTGAAGGTGAAAGTTATATTACATTTCAACCAAATACATTAATCTATGCTGTGCCATCTGATTCTAAATTGGCAAAGACAATGCAAGCTGCACAAATGGGTGTAGTGTTTCATACTTCATACACAGGTAAAACATTTGCTGATATGAAGGCATCATTCAATATTGACATTAAGAATTTAACACCAACTAAAGATGTTTGGTTCCGTGATGCCTATTTTACTGATGCATCTGGTACCGCATCATTTACAGAAGAAGAAACAAAACAAATAACTTCTATTCTATCTATTGTTGGTGCAACATTCAAACAAACAAACTCCATGTCAATTGGTAGAATTTCTGGTAACGATACAATCAGAGAATATATTAAGACATTCAACAATACCAAGGTGCGTGAAGGCCAAAAGATTACAAACACTGCCGCACACACAAGAGAATTGTTGAGATGGGTTGAGGAAAAACTAAACAAAGATATTGTCTCTGCAAAGATGGAGAAAACAAAGAGAGATAAGACGATGATTAAAAATGAAATCATGCGTACTCTCCGTGGCTCTGCAAATGATTTGAAAAACATATTTGATATACAGAACGGTATGGTTGATGCCAAGAATATGATTATCAAAAAACTACAACAGATGAAACAAGTTACAAGTACATTCGTACAAACAGAAGATGGTTTCAAAGTGACAAATCCAGAAGGTTTTGTTGCAGTTGATAAGTTATCAGGTAATGCAGTTAAATTGGTAGACAGACTTGAGTTTAGTCACCTTAATTTTACTGCACAGAAAAACTGGAGTAAGTGATGGCATATGATATAAATAAAATTCTAGCAGAGTATGGAGACAATGATTTTGGTTTCTCTGCGGTATCTGAAGAAGAATATAATGCGGTCATTGCTGAAAAAGATGAAACAGTAGAAGAATACAAGGCAAGACTTCTACAAGTGGAAAAGATTATTATGCCGTTCTTAACTAATTTGTTAAAGACTGCTGATAAACCATACATCAATTGGCCTAATCGTAAACCAATTCTTGAAGCACAGATACAAAAGATTCTTACCTTGACTAGAGGATAAAATGTTAGAAGCAGTTATTAGAGTTGTGTCAAATCGAAAAAAGAGTTTGACAGAACAAAAGAAAAGTCCACATCCTGATATTCTACCACCTTCTGGTGCAGGTAATGATGCTACAGATACGTTAGTGAATACATATAAGAATGATACACCGGGTCAAGGTCTGAAATCATTTAAGGATTATAAAAGTAAAAAATAATTATTGGAGTTGTTATGAAAGATATGGTGATTGGTTTTATTACAGGTTACAGTTTCGACAAAATTGAACCGTGGGTTAATTCATTAGACAGGTCAGGGTTTGAAGGTACAAAGGCCATGATTTGTTACAATATCAGTTATGATGTTGCAGATGAATTAACAAAGAGAGGTTATACAATCTTTGCCTTTAAGAAGAACGATAAAGAAAAGCGTTTTGAATACAGGGAAGATTTCTCAATCATGGTCGAAAGGTTTTTACACCTTTGGTACCTACTCAAAAATTTCAAAGGTCAATATCGTTACATCATTACTACTGATGTAAAAGATGTAGTTTTTCAATCAAATCCATCAGTTTGGTTAGAAAATAATATTGGTGATAAGAAAATAAATGCGGCTTGTGAGTCCATGTATTATAAAGATGAAGATTGGGGCACACACAATTTAATGAAGTCATTTGGTCCTTTGATTCATGATGCATACAAAGACAATCTAATTTTCAATGCAGGTGTTATCTCTGGTGAGTTTGATACAATGCTTGATGTATTTCTAAACATCTATATGTTATGCCAAGGCACTTCACATCATATTGAAGGTGGTGGTGGACCTGACCAAGCGGCATGGAACATTCTATTGGGTATGAAAACATACCATGATGTTTCACGCAAAACAATGTCAGACGAAGGTTGGGCTGCACAACTAGGTACAACTGGTCCACAAATTGCAGGTAAATATGGCAACAAACTGGTTGACAAATCACCAATTTTAGTAGATAATACAGTATGCACAAGTGATGGTACGCCTTTTGCGATTGTACATCAATATGATAGAGTGCCTGGTTGGAAAGAAATGATTGAGAAAAAATATGCGTAATGTGATTTTCTGCCCCGTTGGTATTCCTATTGCATACCATGATGCCTATGATAAAGACAATCATTGGCGTAAGACAAATGGTATTCAACGAAACTATGAAACGATTGTGTATCAATACAAAGACTTTGATATTGAACCAAACACATATGACCAATTGATTAGAGACACAGGTTTCAAATGGGACTTGGCAAAACATTTCCTTGATACATTTGATTACAGAGACTATGATTACATTGGTTTTTGGGACGATGATTTGATTACTGATATTCAAAGTATCAATCGTGCATTAGAAATTGCAACTAAAAAAGACATTAAGATGTTTCAGTTGTCAACCATTGCAGGTTCGGAATCTACGCACCGAATACTTCATCAAGTTCCTGGTTACAGTTACAGTCTAACAAATTTCAATGAAGGTATGGGTGGTTTCTTTCATTCATCATTGATACCTATTCTAATGGACTTTTGGAAGTACCATGAAGTTAAGAGTGGTTGGGGTTTTGATATCATTCTTGCACCAATTACAAAACAAAAGGCCGGTGTGATACATGATGTTTCAATGTATCATCCAGGTAAAGCAAGTTACTATGATAAGCTTGCAGCCTTTGCTGAGATGGGTAAAATATTACATGAAGTTTATCCTAAATTTATGAAGGATAGATATAATGAAGAAGTTGGTCCCTATGGTGAACCACAAATTGAATATGAATTTACATTTAAGGTATAATGATGGAAATAATTAACGCAAGTGCGATATTGAAAAAGAAACAAACAATTCCTGAAGACAAGGTACAAGGTCGTAGTTATACCAGTAACCATGTGAAGTTATTGAAACACATGGATAGATTACAGTTAATTCAGAATGGTGAAAGACCAAAACCTGTGATGTTTCACATGTCACCAGCCAACCCATGTAATCTAACTTGTTCTTTCTGTTGTTTTGCAAACAGAGCCATGAGTGAGATGTTGACACTAGACCAAATGAAATCTGCAATTGACCAGTTTGCAGACCTTGGTGTTCTAGGTATGGAGTTTACAGGTGGTGGTGAACCAACACTACACCCACAATTAGACAAGGCAATTGAACACGCATACAATCGTGGTCTTAAAATTGGTATCTGTACGAATGGTTCTCGTTTGAAGAAAGTTAAGAACTGGCATATGTTGTCATGGGTTCGTCTTGGCATGTATTCATGGGACGAAAAGAAACCTTATCCATATCACCTTGAAGTGTTTGAAGGTTTAGATATTGAAATATCAGCCGCATATGTTTGGGATGGTGCAACAGAGACTTCTACTAATCCAAATATTACAGGTGAGTGGACTGATACAAAGGCCAAGAAACTTGCATCAAACGCATATAAAGAAGAAAACTTTATGAAGATGTTGGCATGGGTCGAAGAAAAGAAAATCCCATGTCGTATTGCGTTCAATGCAATTAAATCTGTAGAAGAAGTACAGAAAGACATTGTTAAGATTGGTGAGTTAATTGCCATACATGAAGAAAAGAATGGCAAGTTGAAGTATGCTTTCTTGTCAGACTTTAACTTCAAAGGTGTTCGTAGAAACGATAACTGTTACATGCACATGGTCAAACCTTGTGTGTTTACAGATGGTAATGTATATGTGTGCCCTTCTGCCGAATTAGCACCAGAAAACAACTATGCAGTAAATGAAGAATTTAAGATTTCTGATATTGCTGGCATTACAGATTTTTACAATTCACAAGTTGGTGGTGCCGGCGTAAGTCGTAGACACCATGGATGTTCATTCTGTAAGTATGCATACCAAAATGAATTAATTGATGATGTAGTAACGGAGACAAGACATAATGAATTCGCTTGAAATTAAAAAAGTATTTGATGAGAAGTATTTTGAAGATGGTGTTCGTAACCGAGTAAGTGCATATGAAAACTATCGTTGGATGCCTGAACGTAGTATTCGTGAGGCATCTTCAATCATCAACAACATTCCATTTACTACAGTATTAGATTTTGGATGTGCAAAAGGTTTCATGGTATATGCCTTGAGACTTTTAGGCAAAGAAGCACATGGTGTTGATGTGTCGGAATATGCCGTGACTAATTGTCACCCGAAAGTTAAAGAGTACCTAACTGTTGTTGATACTGCTGAAGATATCAAAGGTGGCTGGGACCTAATCATCGCAAAGGACGTACTGGAGCACATACCTAAAGAAGAAATTCCATCAGTACTGACCGCATTGCGTAGACGATGCAAAACCATTTTTGTTGCTGTTCCATTGGGTGACGGAACACGGTATCGTATCCGTGAATATGAGATGGATATTACCCATGTAACAAAAGAACCCGAAGAATGGTGGTTGACAACTTTAGTTGATGCAGGTTTTAAAATCAAATATTTTGATTATGAATTTGGTCATCTTAAAGAAAATTGGACTGTACCACATCCTTATGGCAACGCATTTATAGTAGCAGAATAATGGAACACTTTTATCAAAATGTACCTGGACATTTCAATTATGAAAATGTCTACAGAGACATGGTTGCTTTTACACCACCATATTCAACGGAGAAATTTGTTGAGATTGGTGCATGGAAAGGTAAATCAATTTGTTATGCTGGAGTTGAAATCATTAACTCTGGTAAAATCATAACAATAGATTCTGTTGATACATGGGAAGGTTCGCCAGGTGAACCAGTTCTTATGAATGATGAATCTGTTGTCAATAAAACACTTTATGATGAATTTATAAAGAATATAGAACCAGTTAGACAAGTCGTTACACCAATAAAATTACCAAGTGTTCAGGCTGCAAACATGTATGCAGATAACAGTATTTTCTTTGTATTCATTGATGGTTCACACTTATATGAAGCAGTAAAGGAAGACATTCTTGCGTGGTTACCTAAAGTAAAACCTGGTGGTTTTATTGGTGGCCACGATATCGACCAACCAGAAGAATTCAATGGTGTCCGTGCGGCCGTTGATGAGATTATTGGTGCAAGGAATGTGAAGATATACAATAAAGGATGGGCTTCCTGGTTGCACCGTAAAAAGTGATAAATACTAAATAGTCCATTAATCAACTGCTGTAGAGGCGGAGAATGAAATTTAGAGATTTTATCAATGAAAACAAAGAGGTGCATCATGTCATGGCATTTGGCCGCATGTCACCTCCAACTACAGGCCATGAAGTCTTAGTAAATAAAGTCAAAGATGTTGCCCAAGAACATGGTGCCAGTCACAGCGTAGTACTATCTCACACACAAGATAAAGAGAAGAATCCTTTATCCTCTGCTGATAAACTCAAACACGCAAAAAGATTCTTTCCAAAAACAAACCTCTCTACATCCAGTAAAGAGTCTCCTACTTTCCTTTCTCACGCAGAAAAGTTACACAAACAAGGTGTAACACATTTACACATGGTTGCAGGTTCTGACCGTGTTCCCGAATACAAAAAGAAACTTGCACAATACAATGGTAAAGGTGAAGGCAAGTTATTCAACTTCAAAAAGATAACAGTACATTCTGCAGGTGAAAGAGACCCTGATGCAGAAGGTACTACTGGCATGTCTGCATCTAAAATGCGTAGTCATGCATCTTCTGGTAATTTCAAAGAATTCAAAAAAGGTATACCTGCACATGTGCCTGAACACCATGCAAAAGAAATGTTCCATGATGTTCGTAAAGGTATGCAAGTCAAAGAGAGTATCAATGAAGAATTTGAAACCCTCTTGTTTGAAGGTGTACACGACAAGGCCATTTTCAAAGTAGTATTTCTTGCCGGTGGACCAGGTTCTGGTAAAGACTATGTGTTAGACAATACACTTGCAGGTCATGGTATGACCGAAATGAATTCTGATAAAGCACTTGAGTTTTTGATGGACAAGAATGGTCTTGATAAAACTATGCCGGCATCAGAAGAAGATAAAAGAAATATTGTTCGTGGTAAAGCAAAGAGTATGACAGAGTTACGTCAACGCCTTGCAATTCTAGGTCGTAATGGTTTAATTATTAATGGCACTGGTGATGACGTAGAAAAGATTACAAAGATTAAAAGTAGACTAGAAGACATTGGTTATGAATCATCTATGGTTCTAGTTAATACTGAAGATGAAGTTTCCAAACAAAGAAACATAGAACGTGGCCAACGTGGTGGTCGTACAGTACCAGAAAACATTCGCAAAGAAAAATGGGACAATGTTCAAGCAGGTCGTCCTGAATTTGCAAAGTTGTTTGGTGATAATTATATGGAGTTTGATAACTCTGAAGATTTAAGAAATGCAGCACCTGATGTAGTCAAAGCTAAAAAAGATGAAATGCTTCAGATGTACACAAAGGTACAAGAGTTTGTTGCAAAACCTCCAGAAAATCCTGTTGCATCAGCATGGGTTGCAATGGAGTTGCAAAAGAAAGATACATTAGCAATACCAAAAGATGGTGCAGAACAAACACCACATCCAGACTCAGGTGGTGCAGAAGAAGCTCGCAAGATGGGTCTGAAGTATTATGGTTTTGGTAGATATGGTAAAGATGGTAAAGTTACACATAGAGTTGTGCATGATAAACTAGTTGAGGTTGAAAAAGAACCACAGAAAGAACCTAATGTTCCAACCTCAGGAAGTTCAATGAAGAAACCAGAACCTAAAAAAGTCAATGAACAATTTGAACAATTCTTATCTGAATCAGTAACAGTTTCAATCACGGGTGATACAGTTGAAGAAGTTCACAGTATGATGAATTCAATGCAAACTGGTTATACAACTGAAGAAGATGAATCATATGATGGTCTATCCAATCATAGTGATAGTCTAACACTTGGTAAAACAATGAATGTTATTGGTGAAAAACAAGATTCACAAGAATTATCCAATGCAGATATCAATGCAATCTTTGAAGAAAAGAAAGTTAAACTATTGCGTGGTAAAGATGGTAAACCAAGAATATTTTTGATTCGCCGTTCTGCCGCAAAAGAGTCACATCTGCGTGGTGGTGAAGTAATGAAACATCCTAAAGGTTATGTTATAAAAATAAAAGAGGAGTATGACAATGTTGAGACTACTAAAGAGCTTTCTGAGCAAAGCAAAACAACCACAAGAAAAAGCACCAGCACCTTCCTTGCCGAAGGAAGAATCAGTAACATTGGACTTGAAAGTGGAAACTACAACTTCACCCCAGCAGCCCAAAGTATTGGAATCAACAGTACAGAACAAGGCCAAGGTGAATCCACCCCAGCCAAAACCAAAATCACCATCAACCAAATCCGCACCAAACAAAAAGAAGCCCGTGAGAAACAACAAGAAAGCATCGACAAAGGTATAGAACCTGGTCTTTCAATGGCGGCCTCAGGTGAAAACCTAGGTCGACCATCTGGTGAAAAGATTAATTTTAAGAAACGTGGTAAAGCATCCATCATTGATGAAACAATTGGTGCGGGTGGTGAAGATGCAACATCTAATTCTGATAACAATGAATTAGAGTTGAAAAGAAAAGGTATTAACCTAAAATCATTCAAAGCAAATAGGTCTATCAGCTCATGAAATCATTTAAGCAATTCGTCAACGAAGGTGAGAACTCACAAGTAAAGGGCGGCGACCCTTGCTGGTCTGGTTATGAAATGGTTGGCAAAAAGAAAAAGAATGGCAAAGAAGTGCCAAATTGTGTACCAGTCAAAGAAGATTGGAACAAAGTTAATAAACAAGATAGAACAGATGGTCTTTCACAGAAGGCAGTTGATGCCTATCGTAGAGAGAATCCAGGTTCTAAATTAAAAACTGCTGTCACAGAAAAAAACCCAACTGGTAAGAGAGCTTCAAGAAGACATTCTTTTTGCAGTAGAATGGGTGGCATGAAAAAGAGATTGACTAATCCTGAAAATGCAAGAGACCCTGATTCACCAATTAATAAAGCTCTCAGGAGATGGAATTGTTAATTAGAACATTGGGAACTGAAGTTGTTTTATCATCATCTGCAAATACAACAGTTAATAATGCAGTTGTGGTTAGACTTGTTCATACTGGCTCACAAGAGCACGTGATTACCATCAAAGATAGTACGAATGCCAATATTGCAAATATAACAATGTTGAATAATTCAGAAATGATTATAGAAAAAGATAGAGACCATGCATTATTAGTTGATGCTGGCACCGATATTAGAGCAGTTTCAATAGCATATAAAAATTAAATTAGGAGAAACCTTATGTATTCAGATAATAAACAAATTCGTGATGTAGCCGATGTTGCGGCAAAAATCATGTATGGTCAACAACCAGTAACAGAAAAATTACATCCAAATCAACAACAATTGGATGTGCATGAGCCAGAAAAAGATGAATTGACTGCTGATGACTTCAAAAAACTTCGTGCTAAAAAAGACAATAAAAAAATGCAAGAGGCCTCTTTTCCAGTGCCACCTGGCTACCCGGCGTTCAAGAAAAAGAAGCCAGCGCCGTCAGTACCGCCAGTTAAAAACGAAGAAGTTGAAGAACTTGATGAAGTTAAAATGGCTGACTTGCCATCAACTAGAGTTCAAGGTCGTTCATATGGTGCATCTAAACCAGAACCACATGCAGTTGATGTGATGAAAGGTCCTAAAGAGAAAGAATTGAAAGACATTGAAGCAGAGAAGAAGAAAAAGAAATTTTCTGAAATGGTAAATCTTTACCAAGAGAAAGGTCTAAAGTCTTTATCTGAAATGTTAGTTAAAGAAGAACCAGACAACGAACAATACACAAAAGAATTGGAAGATGCCAAGGCAAAAGATGCGGGTAAGAAAAAGAATACTGAAATTGGTAAAGCCGCACCTATGTCAACTGCTTCTGTTTCTGAAGAAATTGAAATTGAATCAGAAGTTATTGAAGAAAAACACATGACTGATGCTGAAATGAATAAACGTGAAGATATTGTTAAGTCAATGAAAAAAGGCATAGCAGGTTTCAAAGACAGATATGGAGACCGTGCTAAGGATGTAATGTATGCAACCGCAACAAAACAGGCAATGAAATGAAGAAGTTTAGAAATCTTTCAGAAGAACTAACACCATCTTCAAAACCAGAAGCTGGTCGCCAAGCAGTTGGTGGAAGATTTACTTCTGGTGCACCAAAGGGTGCAACTAAGCCTGCACCATTGGTGACTTCAGAGGAAAACATTTCTGAAATTGTTATGCCACAAGTCAAAGATGATTTAGGCGGATTAGACAAAACTTCTTTTGTTAAAAAACATGGTATTTCAAAATCTGTGGCTAAATCAAGAGTGACAGAAGCCAAAGACGAAGAAGAATATGGTTACGAAGGTGATATGGCAATGAATCAGTTAAAGACTATTGTTCGCCATTCAGAGTATCTTATGGATATGATGAAACCTGATACGGATTTACCTGAGTGGGTTCAATCAAAAATTACTCTTGCAACAGATTACATTCAAACTGCATGTGATTACATGACTTCAGAAATGAATGAATCAAAAGAGGTCGGTGATATTCCATCAGGTGATGAAAATCCACAAAATGTTGGTACTAAAAAAGGTAAGACTGTAGTTACTAATCCTGTAATGGAAGCAAGTTCTGCTGCTGTTCGTATGCAACGTGCATTGGATAAGATTAAACAAAGTCGTGAAGCATCTGAAAGACGAGCAAAAGAATTGTTAAATCCAAAGAAACCAGAACCAGTTAAAGAAGGCCATCAAGTAGTTGCAACAACTAAACAAGGTGAAACATTCAAATCTGGTATTCATCCAACTAAGGAGAAGGCATTGAGTCAGCATTACAAAATGGCAAAGTCTGGTAACTATAAAAAAATTGATACTGTTAAAACTGAAGAAGTTGAACAAATTGAAGAAGGTCGCCCATCACAACGCCATCCATTAGAAGGACATGAGTATCACAAAAAGTCCGATGAAGCATTGATTCATATTGCTAAAGATGCACATGCTGCCGCTGAAGCAATGAAGTCACACAATACTACTGCCGAAAACAAGTATCGTGACCAAGCAAATGATTCTGCAACAGTAAGACATTTCCGTAAGACAAGTGGCATGCCTGATTGGTATAAAAAGAAATATGGTCATATGAAAGAATCATTTAGACCTATGGATGAACCAAACTACAATAATTCTATTCAAGCTCGTCAAAAGAAAGCTGATGATGCCAACAAACCACCGTTTGATGGTCCATACAAAAAATCACCAGGTGTTGTAACAGACAAATCAGGTGCAAAACATGGTCCAATGTCCCGTGCTAGAGACCTTGCAAGACAAGCTGCTAAGAGACAAGCTGGTAAAATGCACGAAGAAAAAGAAAAATCTCGTAAAGCTCAAATTGTCAAAGGTGCTATGAAGAGCAAAGATAAATTTGAGAAAGACCCAATCATTACTGATACGACAGTAAAGACTGATAATTTACAATGAGTGTCGGGATAAATATATCATCAATTCGATTCTAAACTAGGAGAAAAATATGGC